AGCACAAAAATTTTTTCTCAAACGAAAAACCCACCGAATGAACGGTGGGCTTCCGAGTCTCGATTAAGCGTGAACTATTCTGCGTAATAAACTTGTGAGTCAACAATATCTTTGATGACTTCTTCATCTCTGACTGTGCCTTCCCAAGTATCTTTGTTGATGTCTCCAAGTGTCCAACGTTTTCTATCGATAGATTGTAACTCACTATCGTTAAGAATACTGAATAATTGTAGATGAGATAATTTAAGTTTAGAGCCGTCAGCAAATTGTATCTCGTAGCCACTTCCAACTTCGCCTGTGGTCAGTTGCTCACGACCTTGTAGTCCAAACCACCAAGTCGTATCAAGCATATCTCCCTTGATAAAGTAATCTCCAAATACCTTATCTTTGAGTAACTCATTTTTTACTTGGTCTGTTTTTTTTATTTCTCTCATTGTTATTCTCCGTTTCTATTATTTGTACTTATATATTTATGCAATATTTTTCGTTAGTCTCAATTTTTTGTTGCCTTCTAACACTATTTAAACATTGGTTTAATGTGTGATAATTAGCGTCCTCTAATGCAATTTGTAGAATATCTAATATATCTGAGCCGTCCCATTCTGCGAATTTACTAATTGTTTCTGCTAATTGTTTTTTATCTTCTATTGTCATTTTTGTCTCCTTGTTTGTTTCATTCATAATCTAAGATTAGCAGTTATGAAATGTATTGCAACACGAAATAAAGAAATATAATTTAAGATTTGACAAACTATGAATCTTTGATTACCGTTCAACTATGAATGAAATTAATAAAGGAGAAACAAATGCCAAAGTATGAGAGTAGAGCCACAAGACTAGGTAATGCTTTAGACCTATCGACAAATATTGATGATGTCAATACGCTTAAGGAAGAACTAGAACAATGGTTGGACAATATGCCTGAGAACTTACAAGCAAGTATGAAGGCAGAACAATTAGAAGAAGCAATACAGAACTTAGAAGAAATTGCTGACCAATTAGAAGAAATACAAGAAATGCAACACAACGTTGAATTTCCAAGTATGTTTTAAACAAGGGAGAAATAATGGCTATATATAAATTTAGTGAATCATTCCAAGTTGACTTCGAGGTAGAAGCTGACACCGAAGCAAAAGCTCAACAAATGTATTCCAACCTATTTGATAAAAATATCAAGCTAGGTTACGACAAGTGGAAGGACGTTGAGAAGAAGATTCTCGTAGGGAAGTTTGAAGTCCGTACAATAGAATCAGAGGGAGAGCAAGAATGAAAATAAATGGAATGACTGATTATAGATACAAAGTTACTGAGCAAGATATTCTTGATATGAGAGAGTTGAGAGAGTTAGGATTTTCTCAAAGAGAGCTTGCAGAACATTTTAAAGTATCTAAGTCAACAATATATTATTGGACAAATGATGAATCTAGAGCGAAACAGAGATTAAAAAATGCAAGAAGAAGAACTAACAAAGAAGATATGTCTAAAAAAATTAAAAGAGATATGGAAAAGAGATTAGAAAATATAGAAGAAACACCAATGACTTTTATTAGACATAATTACCATAGTAGAAAAGCAGATGTTAAATCTAGGAATATGGCATTCAAGACAATGTATGGACACGACAAAGAAGTATGGGATAAGATTATGGAACAGAAATTATTAAATAGACCTAATGGGAAAATGAGTTTGTAATGATTTATCAGAAGCGAACAACGTTTAGATTTAATTGTCCTGATTGTAGCCTTGAGCTTGAGGTCACGCACTTGATGTGGTCTGCTCTTGAGTGCTTACATTGTAAGGCAGAGTTTGAGAAGGAAGATGTGATTCTAAAATGACAATCTTCGAAAATATAAAACAACTCATCAATCATCTTGACCACGTCAACCAACTGGAAGAAGTGAGCAAGTTGCTGATGATACGCAGACTACAAATACAACTTGAGGAGAGAGAACAAAAATGATAATTGATTGCAACTGCCCAAAAGAAAAAAACTGTGCAGGACATATCACAATACAAAATGCACATCTGTTAATGAGTAACTATAAATTTATGAGCAGAGATGTTCTTGACGATATTGTTACTGTACCAACATCTCCCTGCTTTATGTGTGGCGAAGAAGGTACGGTTGATGTCATTAGAAAAGACTGGCATAACTTTATGTGGGACTTACCAAGAAAAGAAGTCAAAGAGTATTTTCCTTACCTAGATAAATCAGGTTGGGAACAAATCATCTCAGGCTCGCACCCTAAGTGTTTTGATGACTTGTTTGGAGAACAATGAGCCAAGTAAAAGAAAACAATACTTGTAAAGAGTGCGACAAGGTAACGTTACTAGACGGAAGTTCTGAACTTTGTTACGACTGTAACAGAGGAGATATTTAGTGGTACTATAAAATTGTGGCTAGGTTTCATTCCCTGTACCTAGTTACAAAGCAGATATTGAAGCAGTAGCTTTGTTTCATTCATTCATCTAAACTCCGAAGCTACTGCTATCTGCATTAATAGTGAAAATCACTAAAAAGAGTTGCATTGTTTTTTATTTGTAGTAATCTTTGATTATGAATGAAATAAACAAGGAGAATAAAATGAGTACAAAAAACCAATATGTCAAAGAATACTATGATGATACTTTTGGTAAAGACAGAAGAATTACCAAGTTAGTATCTGACATAAGGAAATTGACAGAACAAAGAACTGGTAATCAAATAGTTAAAATTACTTGGAAGGAAGAAAAAGACCGAAAAAAAGATACTTGGTATAATTGTTGGACTTATGATTATAATTTTACAGTAAATTTAATTGAAAAAAAATATGGTCTAGGTTGGATTCATAGTCTTGAATTAATTGACCGTTGGGGAGAAGCATATCATTTTGACAATGAAATGGGAAATTACTATTACAAGGATATAAAAGTAGAATTAGTTGAAGTTCCAAATCACGAAGAATATGTTGAAAATTGTGTATTTTGTGTAAATCATCACGGTTGGTATGGAGTAGTTGAAACACCTTGTAGTGAACTTTAATAAATTAACAAAAGCAATTAAGCCACCAACATTGGTGGCTTTTTTGTTATAGTAAACCTATGGCAAGTTTATCAAGCATAAGGTCAGGTCTCTCAACGAGACTTGCAACAATTTCAGGATTAAGTGTTTATTCTTTTGTCCCTGATTCAATAGAGCCACCAACTGCCGTAGTTGGAGTGATGAGTTCAGTAGATTATGATTCTACAATGTCTCGTGGCTCAGACTCATACGAAATACCTCTTTATCTTTATGTCTCAAGAGTTGACGCAGAATTATCACAAGATTCTCTTGATGAATTTCTTGCAGGAAGTGGAAGCTCAAGTATAAAACAAGCAATAGAAGGAGACTCAACACTTGGTGGTGTGGTATCTTCTGCTAGAGTTGTTGAAGCAAGCAATTATGGTGTTTATACTATAAACAGTATTGATTACTTAGGCGTAGAATTTAGCGTGGAGATAATAACATAATGTATGAAGTAGTAAATGGCATAACAGTCGGAGATAAATATTTTGCTGAAGGCGAACTTATTGATAATAAAAAAGTGCCACAAAAAAGTATTAAGTGGTTACTTGAACAAGGTTTGCTTATCAAGATAGATAAAGCATATAAAGAAAAAAAGTTAGCAGAAGCTAGTAAAGTAAGAGCAAGAGATGATAAAGGACACTTTATTGCAGACGACCCTTCCACCGAAAAGAACGAAGCGTGGATAGAAAAGGAAGAAGAATAATATGGACAAAGAATTTAAGTCGGTAAATTTTGCTTTAGATACTGAAGCCGAAGGAAAAGTAGAAGCAGTATTCTCAGTATTCAACACAGTCGATTCAGACGGAGATGTTGTTGTACCCAACTCATTAAAATCAGCTTGGGGAGAGAATAAAGAAGTACCAATGGTTTGGTCTCACAAATGGGAGTCGCCTATTGGTAAAGCTACAATTTCACAAGACGAAGAAAAAGCAGTAGCTAAAGGAGAATTTTTCTTAGATACAGAAGCAGGACAAGAAGCATATAAACTTGTCAAAGCTATGGGAGACTTACAACAATGGTCATTCGGATTCCAAGTAGATGACGCAGAAGAAGGTCAGTTTACAAAAGACGGACAATCTACAAACGTCAGGTACATAAAATCTGCAACTGTTTATGAAGTATCTCCAGTTCTTGTTGGTGCGAATCAATTAACTCATACGCTATCAGTCAAAGAACAAAAAGAACAAGATGTAAAAAATGTCGAATCGGGTCTTAGATTCACAGATGAAGCCAAGAGTGTGCTTAACACAATCGACAGTTTCATTAATAGAGCAAAAGAACTTACTTCTTTACGCTTAGAAAAAGGCAAAATGTTATCAAAGTCTGCTCAAGATTCTCTTATGCAGATTCAAGACCGAATCCAAGATGTTTATAACGATATAGACTCAATTCTTGGACTTGGCTCAGAAAAAGAAGAAGCAAAGCAACCTTCTGATGAACTAGACAAACTTTGGTTAACAACTCAAGAAGTCTTGGCACAAAGTCAAGGCATAACTATTGAAGGAGAAAAGGAATGAGTAAATTAACAGAACTCAATCAGGAACTCCACGCATTAAGAGAAAAACAACACGCTAACATTCAAGAAATGAAGGAAGCCTTCGAAGGTGGACAAGAAGTTTCAGTTGAAAAAAAGCAAGCCATTGAAGATGTCAATGTCGAGTTGGAGACTCTTAACGCAAAAGTAAACGAGTTAAACGCTCTTGAAGTTCAAGAAGCAAGACTTGAGGACGCATTAGAAAAAGGCAAAGAAGTTAAATCAATGCCTATCCACAATGACGAGCCAAAAGAAGTAAGAAAATCTCTTGGTGGTCAATTTATGGACTCTAATGCTTACAAAAGTTTTATGGAAAATGGACAAAAGAACATTAACTCCGAACTTAAGTGGAATCCACAAGTAGAAATGAAAACTACTTTAACAGAATCAGGTTACCCACCTGCAGTTACAAGGTCAGACTTAGTAGTACCAACTGCTACACTTGACCCATTACAAATACCTGACCTTATTGATACAATCACAACAGACCAGTATCAATACAAGTATTTGGAAGAAACTACATTCACTAACAACGCAACTGCAAAAGCCGAAGGTACGGCTCTTGGAGAAAACGCTCTTGCTTTTACAGAGAGAACAGAAGAAATCCGTAAAATCGGTGCTTTTATTCCTGTAACAGAAGAATTGTTAGCTGATGTTTCAGCAGTACAAGGTTATCTTGATTCAAGATTACAAACAATGGTAAGACTTGCAGTCTCAGACCAAATGGTCGGTGGCTCAGGTGTTGCACCAAATTTAACCGGAATCGTTAATAAAACCGGAATAAATACGTTTGGATACGGTGCTTATGGTGGAAACCTAAAAAGAATTGGTCAAGTTTATGAAGCAATTACTGAAATTCAGAAAGATAGCTTCTTAACTCCTGACGCAATTATTATGCACCCTTCAGACTGGTATCAACTAGTTACCGAAGTCAATGCAGTTACAACAAGTGGTAGCTTAAACCCTCTATTTGTTGGTGCAGGACAATTCGGTGGTGGCGTTGCACCTACCCTTTGGGGACTGCCTGTTGTATTATCAACAGAAGCAGGTGCAGGTACAGTAATCGTTGGTGTATTCGGTGGTGGACAAGCTATTCATATTGTCGCAAGACAAGGTATGGAAGTTGCTATGTCCGACTCTCATGATGACAATTTCGTAAAAGACATTGTTGTTATGAAGGCAACAGTACGAATGGGAATGCCTATTTATAGAGCTTCAGCATTCTGTACTATCACAGGATTCTAAGAAATTAGATTATGGCTTTGATGTCCCATTCCTCTTACGAGAGTGGGACATCTAGCAAAAAGGAAATTATGAAATTAAAAAAAGATATATGGAGTAACGACAAAGGCGAATGTGCTGAGTCAACTGAAGGCTTACCTAAAGGTTGGAATAAAGGAAAACTTATAGGCAAAGCAGGTCAAGATATGCACGAAGCAGATTACAAAGCTCTTAAGTTCGTTACAACAAAAGCAAAAGCACCTAAAGAAAATAAAGCTAAGTAGGTTTTAAGTGGCACAGTATGTGGACAAAACTGATTTAAAAGCATATATTGGTTTGTCAGGTACAGGACAAGATGACAATATCGATACTGCTATTGATTCAGCTTGTAGATTAATTGATAGTATTTGTGGGAGAAAATTCTCGCAAGATAGCACAGTTGTCGATAAAACTTTTACACCTAAAACTAGGTTGTACATAGATACACCTGACATTTCAACAACTACTGGCTTAATAGTTAAGTTAGATACAAATGATGACGGTAGCTTTAACAAGACACTTACTTTAAACACAGACTACATTGTTGAGCCAACTAATCCTAGGGTCATAAAGATTACAGGTGGCACAACTTACTATGAGCCTTTTAACAAAATTACAATTCTTGATACAAGAAGCTCAGAGAGATTTGACCCAACAATAAAAAACAATATTAAAATTACTGCAAAGTGGGG